GCGCGCCGCTCGCCGCCACAGCGCCGGACGCCGGGTCCTGCCAGGTGGTGGCATACTGGAGGGTATTCTGGTTCTCCAGTTGCATCGCATCCTGCTCCCAGTCTTGGGCGGCGGCGCTATTGTTTTCGACCACGAGGTAAACGGAGTCTCCTGCGGTGCAGGCCAGCGCCACCTCGACGCGCTTCCAGTGCAGGGTGTTGAGGATGATGGTCTTGACGGCGCCGTTTGCGGCATTCTTGCGCAGGTAGACTCGGACCGTGGGGGTGCCGCTGGTGGCGCGGAGATAGACGCTCCCTGCATGCACCGCGGTGGCCGCCACGACCGTGGCCGTCGTGCGGACGCCCTGCTGATTCGTGGCGTCGGTCTGGACGCGCAGAACCAGGCTGCCCTGCTTGGCCGCGGTCGCGGGGTTGACCGACGACAGGGTTGTGACCCCGACAGTGGCGCCGCCGCTTGTCGCGGCCTCGAAGCCGGCCGGTGTCCCGAGCGTGTCGGTGCCGGTACCCTGATTGCCTGTCAGGAGGTTCGTGGTCGCGGCCTCCATGGCGAGGCAGTGACTGCCGAGGCGCGGCCGGTAGAACTCATCCGTCGTGGTTTCGGCCAAGCGCTCGGCCGTGCGGAATCGGTCCGTGGCGCCCGCGGTCGCCCCCTGCCCGCGGCTCGACAGGAGCGTGCCATCGTCGAATCGCCAGGTGTCCCCGATGCCGAGCAGCAGAGCGCGCAAGGCGCGCGCGGTGGACGGCGTGATCCATGGAGTCTTGAACTTCCACTGCCGGAAGGCGCGCGCCCGATTGAGTCGGTAGAAGGTGTTGAGTGCGCGGCTGCGCTCCCCCACCTCGTCCACCGACACGGAGGCGCCGCCATCCGCGACCGGGATCTCGATCTCGTTGAGCGTGAGGGCAGACACGTCAGGCGCTCCCCAGGGCGAAACGCCCCGTGGCTGCCACGGGCGAGCCCTGGCGACTGAACCGCTGCACACGCGCGCGCCGCTCCATCTCGCGCAGGAATGCCTCGAAGTCCGTCACGCCCGGCAGCACCACGGTCCCGATGGTGACTGACACGCCGCCGGGCAGCCCCTTGGAGTGCTTCAGCGGAATGACTGCTTCCGGGCCGGCCTCGCCCAGCATGGCGAAGGTGGGGCTCGTTACAATCCCGCCAGCCGCAAACCCCGTGGGCTCCTCGTCGGAGCCGCCATAGCTGCCCGCACGGTAGCGCCAGGAGGAGGCAGCGAAGCCGCGCGGCACATTCGTCATGCTTTCGGTGGCGGCATCGGTGGCCTCGGCCAGCGCGTCCATTTCCTCGCGCGCCGCGGCCAGCGCCTCGTCGAAGTCCAGGGCCCCGATGACCGCGGCGTCCGCGAAGGCTTGCATTCCTTCGCGCACCGTGGCGGCACCCGCGGCTGCCATGGCCTGGCCGGCGCGCTCCAGGTCATCACTCAGGATGCTGCCGATCCAGGCGACGATGGTGCCGAACGCCTCTTGAAGCTTGCCCGTCCCGATCTTGATTGCCCCGACTGCGTAGAGGAATCCCATCGCCATGCTCTTGACGGTCTCGAAGAGCGCCCGCCAGATGGGGAGCATCGCGTCGGTGGAGCCGAAGAGCTGCTTGAAGATGGGGTCCAGCAGGTCACCCGCCACGTAAGCGGTGGCCGCGAGCCCCTCGGTCGCCTTGTCCACGATGCCGACGAGCTTCTCGTGGCCTTGGGCCAGCTTGCTCTGGAGGTAGGCTCCCGTCTTGGTTTCCCAGAACAGATCCATCAGGGCGTCGATGGCGCCCTTGATGGCGTCACCGAGCCAGCTCACTGCGGACGTGGCCAGAGAAGTAGGGTTGATGAAGCCCATCAGGGCGCCAGATGCAGTGTCGAAGAGGGAGCTTGTGGTGCCTGCCGCCTCGGCGGCTTCCTCCGCGGCAGGCACGCTGATCCCCATGTCGGCGGAGGCCCACTTGTCCAAGTCGTCGGACAGCCCAGACCAGAAGCCGGCGGCCTTGTCGGATGCCCCTGCGGCATCGTCCGCGGCGTCGCTCGAGGTGTCAAGTGAGTCGCTGACCGACTGCATGTTGCTGGCCGCGTCATCGGCATCTTGCGATGCCTTCACGGCTTCCTGCCCGAGATCATCCCAGGTCTTGGTATCGAACTGGTCGCCCACCTTGCCCCCGGGGGCGAGCCCCATCTTCCCGCGAGCCTTCGCGGCACCGGTGCCTGACGCTTTCGTGGTGGGCGTCACGGGCGGCGGCTTGGTGCCCTTGCTTGCAATCGCCAGGGCGAGCCCTGCCTCTTTGAGTTGCTCACGAAGCTTCTCGATTTCCGCAGTATTGAGTTTCAGTGCAGCGTCGAGTTCCTTTTCGGCTGCCGTCGGGCCCATCGAAGCGAAGGCGCCGCCGCCGAACTGCATCATGGACATGCGCTGCGCGGAGCCTGCGGCGGTGGCAGCAGCGGCCGACGCCTCCAGTGCCTTGCCGCGCCCCACGGCCGCCGCCAGGCTGGCGCCGATCGCAGCCTCATCGGACATTGCCGCCGCTTGCGCATGCGAAATCCCCAGCTTCTCCGCCGTGGCGAGGATGCGCAATTCCTGCTGTAGTTTAAGGACGCCTTTAACGGCCTCCTGTGTGCCTTTCTGCGCTTCCTCCATCGCCTTGCGCATCGCCTCGCCAGAGTCCTCGGCAGCGGCGCCTGTGTCCTTGAAGTGCTCCATCAGCGCCGTGACGGCGAGCGACGTCACGCCAATGGCGGCCCCCAGGGCGCCGCCTCCCGCAAAGGCAAAGACGATGTCTCGGGCTGCTTCCCCGGCCGCCGTTCCCATGGCGCCGAAATTCTTGGTGACCCCCTGAATTGCATGGAAGAGCTGCCCCGGCGGATCGCGGCCGAACAGGTCCTTGACGAGGCCGCCCTGCTTCTTGACCGACGCCGCGGCCTTGTCGGACGCGCCCGTCACACCGTGCTGCGCATCGGCGACCTTGGCGGCACCCGTGCTGGCGACCCCGCAGGCATCCGCCAGATCGCGCAACTCCTGGCCTTCCACGTCCAGGTGCTTGTTGAGTTCCTCCAGCCCCTCCATCCAGTCTACGGCGGCCTGCGCCGCCGGCCGCATCGCGGGCGCCACCTTGGCCGCGGCAACCTCCACCGCGGCAAGCCCGGCAGCGGCAGCCTGCATCGCGGGCGCAAACGCCGCGGCGTTCGTCTCCAGCCCGACTCGCAGCGTCCCGAGGTCAACGGTCGCGCCCATGTCTCACCTCGTGCGCGATCGTGCAGCCTCGTGCGCCTTGCGTTCCTGGTCGGTCTTCCAGACGAGGTACGTCTGCCACTCCACCACCTCGGCAAGCGGCCAGCACTCTACCTCATGGACCGGCTGCCCCGTGGCCTCCGCTATCCGGAAGAGCCAGAGTCGGCCGGGGGAGTCGGGGAGGCTTTTCCCGCCGCCGCGGCATCCTCCGCGGTGCCGTGCAGCAGCGCCAGCCCCGCGTTGCCCAGCACCTGCACGAAATCGTCGTTGGCGTGCTGGCGCGTCAGGAGCGCGTCGTGGTCGGCAGCGTCGAACAGGCGCTGCCCCGTGCCGGGGACGTAGGTGAGGAGCAGCATCGCGACGCGACGCGCCTCCGCGGCGTGCGCGGCGTCGAGCGTGGGGCGGCCGTCCACGAGCTTCGTGTCGAGCGCCCGCATGATCTCGTCGTACTCGCCCGCCGTGGGGGCGTGCACCTCGAAGCTCATGCCCTCCCACTCGATGGCGACAGAGCGACGGGGGCGGGTACGCCCCAGAGTGTAGGAGCGCATTCGGTCGCGTTCGGTCTCTGCCATGTCTCACTCCACCGCGCACATGGCGCGGGCTGCGGGCGGCGTCAGGCCGCCCAACTGTACGGCGCTGCGGGGGCATTGCCTGCCGCGGCGAACGAAAGCGACAGGCTGGTCAGGTCATCGTGCGGACTCTTTCGGCCGGCGGCGGTCAGCAGCGCCCAACACCGCAGACGGTTGCCCGTGGTGGCGGGGGCGATCTCCAGGAGCACCGGCGTGGTGCCGTCGATGAGAGTCGTGAATTTCACCACGCCAGCGCCGGGGTCGTGGTCCACCTCGCCGAACTCCAGCAGCTCCAGCGAGCCCTCGCAGGTCCCAACGCCCAGCGTGAACTGCCGGTATTGACTCGTCTGGTAGGCAGTCTTGTCGAGCCGCTCGCGCGCCAGCGACAGTGACACGTCGCGCGCCGTAGCCACCTCCAGCAGGGGGAGATAGCTGGCATCGAACGTCACGACGACGCCCGCCCCGAGCGCGACGGCAAACGTCACGGTCCCGGTGAAATAGTCGAGCGTGTAGTCTGCCGCTGCCGCCGGGACGCCGTCCTTGTCCACGACAACGGCGGTGGCGGGATCCAGCACACGCTTGGCGGTATCGGTGATCTGGTAGGTCGTGTGGGCACCGCCCACGTCCGTGGTGGCCTCGGCCACCATGGCGGTGCTGGTGCCACTGGTCTTGATGACTGCGAGGAATCCGACGGTCGGGGCCATGACGGAATCTCCACGGAATCACAGGGGAAAACGCAGCGCGGCCGGATTCGAACCGGCATCCTGGCTTTCCATCGGCGGCGTGCAGCGGCCGTTTCCGGCACCCGCTCTGCGCGATTGAGCTACGCGCTGCGCTTTCCCCGAAAGACCCCTTACACCACGGTCGGCCCGCCGGTCAGACTGGCCTTGAAACTGAACTTGACTTTGCCAGACAGGTCCGGCTTGATGTCGAAGCTGTCGATGACGAACTCTCCCTTGAACCCGTTGGTGCCGTCGTGGAGCACTTGCAAGAAAGTCGTGCCGCTGCCCGTGTGAGCGGCGCGGATCGCGTCCTGCTCCGTGTCGGCCACGAGATAGCTTGAGTCGGCGCTGATCTCGATCGTCTTGATTCCCAGCATGAAGCGCCGATAGCCATCGTTGTCGGCGTAGGCGCTTGTTTCCACCTTTTCGCCGTTGCGCGTGACCGTGACGTCTTCGACCCCGGCCACGTTCGTGTACGCGCCGGCCAGCGTGGCTGCGCGCTTGATTTTGGCGAGGTATCCTGCGGTCGGGGCCATGCGGTGCTCCTGTCGGCGGGCGCGTGCCCGCGGGGTTCTGTTACTCTGTCGTGCGACGTTCTATCGTGCGAGTATGAGGCCTGCCACTAGCCCGGCGAGCAGCCCGCCACCGGCGGCAATCGCGACGGGCGACCAGCGCCAGGCGGGCGCCGCCGGCTCCAACGAGGCGATGCGCTCGCCCAACGCGGCGGTGACGCGGGCGCACTCGCGCGCGTCGATTGCCCGGAACGCCTGCTCATCGGCCAGTGCCGCCTCGGTCCGGGCGAGGCTCGCCACCGCGGCCCGGCACCCGCCGGCCAGCAGGACGAAGCCCGCCTCACTGCACACCACGTCGGTCCCGACCCGGCGGCAATCGTCGGCCGGCAGGGTCGCGAACGCGGCAGCGATGAGCGGTGCTGTCAGGCAGCTCATGGTTTCTCCAGGCCGATGCGCTCGTTCGCCCAGGCGACCGGATCCTCCGGGCCAGGGTCTGGCGCGTCGGTCTCCCGGCGCCGGTCCGCGACGGCGGCACGTGCCAGCGTCGCCTCGCGCCGGGCCTCGGCAGTCTCGCGGTCGGCTCGGTCGCGCGCCTCGTCTGCCGCCGCGCCCCGGAGCCGCTGCGCCCGCTGGTCCAGGCCCCACGCCAGCGCGCCCAGCAGCGCGCACGCGAGGAGAATGACGACTGCGGTCACGGCCGCGCCCGCTCGCGCCGCTCCGCGCGCGCCAGCGCCGCCTCGTGTCGGGCGCGCGCCAGTGCGACGCGGCGCTCGCGACGATTCAGCGGGCGCCGGAAGAGCGGCTTGGCCTGCCACGCGGGAGCGGCCCGGCTCTCGGCCGGCGTGCTGGGCTCGGGACTCATGGCGTCTCCGAAAAACAAGCGGTGGCGCGGTTGTGTCTGGCCGCCAATTTGGTTCCCGGCTGGGAACGCGCCGCGTGTAGGCGAATCAGAGCACCGGAGCCGGGAACAGGCCCGGCAGCAGCCGCGCCAGCAGCGGTCGGATCGCGCGCTGCCAGAGCGGCTTGAGCGCCACATGCCATCCGCCGGCGGTGGTAACGGCCAGCAGCAAGGCCGACCACGCGAGCCCGCCCGACAGCGGCCGGCCCGCCGACAGAGCCGCACCGAACGTGCCGCCGAACGTCAGCAGGAAGAGCAGCGTCGAGCCGCCATCGCTCGAAGCGAAGAACGCGCCCGCGACCCCCGGCAGCTTCGTCGCGTACTTGCGCAGCAGGGCGACGGCAGCGATGAGCAGCAGCCCCACCCGCACGCTCCACGACGTGCCCGCATCGCCCATGCGC